CATGGTGGTAAAGTTGAAATGTATGCTAAAGAGTATGATGAATTTAAAGGCGCTTTACAGTTGACCTCACCATCATCCGCAGCAGATATGTGGAAATACTTAGATAATTTATTACTAATTAAATGAATAAAGAAGATTTAATACATTTACGTGATACGCTTAAAGTAAGTGGTGAATTAAAAGGTAAAGATAAAGAAACTATGAGTAAAGTCTTAAAAAAAGAGATGAGTGAACACATCTTAAAAGAACTTAATATCGAAGGGGAAGTACTAGCTATTTTCCCTTACGGTTCTCGTGTGTATGGAACAGCCACTAAAGATTCAGACCGTGATTACATCATAGTCATGAAAAGTGCTATGTTGGATAATGGAGCATTCAGAAATAATGCAATATCTAATGAAGACTATTCAATTCAAGGTGTAGTTTATTCCAGAGGTGGTTTTATAGATGCCATTAATAGATACGAGATAGGTGCGCTAGAGTGTATATCTTTACCTGAAGATAAAGTTATTCTTAAGAAATGGCCATTTAAGGTTACTAAATGGAACGAGAAGGAAATGATTAAAGCTATCATAAGAAAAGCATCGGACAGTTTACATTATTCAAAAATGGCATCTAAGAACGGTGATAACGAACGTGCTATTAAAAGTATGTATCACTCTCTTAGAATATTAAGCTTTGGTCTACAATTAAAAGAATATAAGAAAATAGTAGACTTTAAAGCGTCAAATGATTTGTATGATATATTTATGCATATAGAGTCAGAAGGTTTTGACACTAGAGATTACTTTGATATGTTTGAGTATTTATCTAACATGTTAAAAAATAAATAAAGTTTTTTCATTATTCCCTTGCATATTTAAATATATATTTGCAATGGAATAATTGGTCGATTAGCTCAGTTGGAAGAGCGGGAGATTCTAAACCTCTTAGTCATCGGTTCGAACCCGATATCGACCACTAAATAAAAATGTGTAACTTAAAAACAAAAAAAATGAAAGACACTTAGATTGCAAGGCAAGAACCTCAGAAACTCTACGTAGTGGGGAGAAAAGATTTACCACTATCCTATCAGGCTGTCCAAATGGGTCACGCCGCAATAGACTTCCAACATAATCACTCAAGTATAGCAAAAGACTGGAATCAAAATTCAAACTATTTAGTATTCCTCAGCGCTAAAGATGAGAAACATTTAGAAGTCTTACTTCAAAAAGCAGAGTTCAAGGGTCTCAAAACAACTTCTTTTAGAGAACCTGACATCAACAACGAACTTACAGCTATTACAATAGAACCATCTAAAATTACTAAAAAGTTAGTTTCTAACTTACCGTTATTTGGAAAAAAGGTATCGTCATGTGTATAATTGAACATAACGAAAAGCCAGCTAGAGTGATATTTCATTTTAATAAAGCTCACTTATCCGATTCTGCAATACCTATGTGGGTGTTAAAAAGTAAAGGTAAGACTCATTACGTAAACCATGTTGAGTTCGATTCAGGAATTGGTTTTAGGACCAAGGAAACTCCAGATTCTAACCATACTAAAGGTAGTATTCAAATAAAAGGTCGTTTAAAGATAACGGAAGAAGATAGTCAAACAATTGGTAAAATTTACTAAAATATTTGGTTATAACATAAAAACAACTTATATTTGTAAGGTAAAATTATAAAAGATGGAAATATTAATAGTAGAAGCAATAAAAACTTTACACTCAGGTCATAAAAATATCAAGTATTTGGTGGCTAATAATGAAGTTTATGGTTATGATGATGTGAACGACTTGGCTGAGTACGTAGCTGAAGAATGGGCCAATAGGGATGTAGGTGGTCATAACAATGGTTATTTCTTGGAGTGGAATATCGTAGAAGATGAGGAAGTTAAAACAATTGCTTTAAACGCTGAAGTATCTAATATAGAAAATAAAATTAAATACCTAAACTTGAATGTTGAAGTATTGAAAAGGTTTGCTACAGAAGAAGGTTTACCAATAACCAATGGTAGTACAACAAGTTTTCTTTTAAGTAAAGGGTACGAAGAATTAGAATGTCCTAAATGCGAAACTTTGTGTAAACCTGTCAATAAAAAAAGCGACGGTACTATTGTTTACGAAAACCACAAGTGTATTGTTAATGGTCGTCACGGTGAAGAATTTAGAATCACGAAGAGTTTCAGCATTAATGCTAATGGTGAACTAATAAAATAATTATGGAATATATTAAAGAAACAACAATACCAAAAGAAAAATGGGGTGTTCATGAACATCATTGTTGTGAGAGGCACGGCTGTAAGTATGGTCACAAAGACTGTCCAGTTAGTCTCGGTATGGTTAAACAAAAATACCCTTGTGAAATTTGTTCAGATGAAGAGTTTGAAAAAGATTATCTCATGAATGAAAGGGGGTTACAGGTTAGGTTTAATTGATGATATTTTGAAGTATCACGATAGATTTACTGAAGAAGAAAAACAAAAAATCATCGAAATGGGTGAGTTTTTCAAAAATAAATAATAAATGCGCAGGTTCCAGAGCGGCTATGGTGTTGCCCCGCAAGGCAATGTAGGGTGGTTCGAATCCATCCCTGTGCTCTTAAAATTAAATAAAATGAAATAGATAAAAATTAGAGGTCCAACTTACGTAGTTTTCAATTAGGAGATTAAAAAAAATAACAAAATACGTAAAATTTAAAAATATGAAAACTACAGAAGAACTAATTAAAGAAGGTGTAGAGTACTTTAACAAAACAGGAAAACACCTATACAGTTCAATGAATCCAGAAGGAGAACACGTTGAATACTACTATGTTTATACCGCTAATAAAGATGGTGTAGATTATGAAGTAAAAATAAGGTTTAACATTGATGATTATGTAAGAGCTAGATACTTTAGGATTGACAAGTTTCCATGTCATAAGGCTGAACATAGTCAGAGATGCTTTCATTTTTATGAAAACTTTAAATCAGTTAAACAGAATAAGTATTTAAAAAATGTCTTAAATCTAATTAAAAAATATGTTGAGAAAAATATTGACACCTCAACTTACTGTCATAACACCGAATACAAGGCGGTGATGGATAATAAATAAAAATAAGTGGGATAAATCCCCACTTTTTTTATTTTATTTGGTTATTATATAATAAATGTCTATATTTGTCCCTAACAAAAATGTAAAAGATGGAAATTAAAAGAATTTTTGATGAAATAGCTAATACTTCTGGTAACAACGCTAAGATGGATGTGCTTCGTAAGTATAAAGACAATCAACTACTTCAAAACGTATTATATTTAATCAAGTCTAAAAGGGTTAAGTTTTTCATTAAACAAATACCTGAATATACTCCTTGGGGTTCTAATTCTAATTATTCGCTATCAGAAGCTGTTAATGATTTAAAAGTCCTTAGTAATAGAGAAGAAACAGGTCAATCGGCTGTAGCCTATCTTAAGCAGACTTTAGAAAATTTATCGACCGATGACGCTTATATCATTGAAAGAATTATTGATAAAGACCCTAAGATTGGTTTAGGTAGAACTTTTATTAATAAAGTAATTCCTAATCTTATTGAAAAAACACCATATCAAGGTGCTAAGTCTTTCAGTGAGAAGTTAGCTAGAAAAATTTTCAAAGATTATGGTTATGCGTATAGTGATGTTAAGATGGACGGCCGTTATGCTAATGCCATTATTCAATCTGGTCAAGTAGAATTCGAATCAAGACAAGGTGAAACAACTTACATTCCAGTAGATTCTCTATTAATTAGAGAGTTATCTAAATTTGGTGATGGTGTACTAAATGGTGAATTAACTATAATTAATGATGATGGTTCGACAATGGATAGGTACACGTCTAACGGTATTATAGCTTCGATAGTAGATATCGAGGGTTGTGGTAAAATGGGTGATAGAAATGATGAAGATACCTCTAAAAAGTTATCTGCGTTCAGAAAGAAGCATGGTGATTTTAAAGAAGCTGTCGACAAAATAAGATATACAGTGTGGGATTCAATCACATTAGAAGACTACTTCAATAAGAAGTCAGATATTGAGTATAGAAAGCGTTTAGATTATCTATTCAAAAAGACACCTATATTAGAATGCACTAGAGTTGCAATGGTAGAACGTCTTAAGGTTTATTCATATGAAGAGGCTATGACTCACTTCCAAAAGATTTTGTTGAGAGGTGAAGAGGGTACTATATTGAAAGCACCTTTGGCCACTTGGAAGGATTCTAAACCACCGTGGCAAGTAAAAATGAAGCTTGAAATGAATATTGACCTTAGAGTTGTCAGTTTTGAGTATGGTGATAAAGGCACTAAGAATGAAGATGTATATTCGAGAATTAATCTTGAGTCATCTTGTGGGGAACTAAAGACAAAAGCCTCTGGTATGTCTGAAGCTATGATGAAAGATATTACTAACAGAGCTGATGAATTAATAGGGACCGTAGTTGAAATTAGATGTTGTGGGTTATCGCAGAATTCGAATGGCGATTGGTCAACATTACACCCATCTGTAGTTGAACTGAGGGATGACAAGGATACTTGTGATTCATTAGAGAGTGCTAAAGAGATTGAGGCAATGGCAAAAGGATTAACTAAAGCACTATCGTAATGAGTTGGTATGCAATAGTAATAATATATTTAGCTGGTTTCACAGCTAGTATTAAGTTTCTAGGTAAATACGGCGATAAAATAGGTCTTGGCGACTATGATGAACCCAAAACTTACGCTACTATGGACGATTTGAGCCATGTACCAAAGAAGGTATTGTCACTAGGAACTCAGGTGAATATAGTGTAGATGATTTTAAACAAATATTTCAATCTATTGCCAATGGCTCAGATTTTGAAATTGAAGTGATGGAAACAGATGTAAATCACGTTCATTTTCTTGTCCGCTACATTCCTCGTTTGTCTATTGCTCAAATTGTCCGTAGGCTTAAACAAGAATCTACTCGTCAAATTTGGTTACTTCATCCATCTACTTTGCGTAAGCAATATTGGTATCAGCATCTGCTTTGGTCTGATGGTTATTTCGTTTGCTCTATTGGTGAGGCAAGTCCTGATACCATTCGTCAATATATTTTAAGTCAAGGGTAATCACTACATTTGTCGCTTACATCCCATCCACGCAAAAGCGATGAATGGGTTTTACGCTCCGTTGTATAAATTCTAAATATGTTAAAACACAAAAAATAACGGTGTTTTAAGTAAATAAAACCACAAAGCCTTGTTTATTCTAAGGTTTTGTGGTTTATTTGTTGTATAAAAAAGATATATGAAAAACGGAGTATACAAACTAAAAAAAGATGCAAAGTTAAGCAACGGAGCTGAGTTTAAAAAGGGTCAAGAATTTGAAGTTGTTGATACCGTGGTCTACATGGGTGGTCATCCATTAGACTTTAGAGCGCAAAACATGGTTTTATCTTGGATGAAATCTAATAAAGAACTTTTTATTAACGATACTAGAAATTTTTAAATATGCATAAAAAAGCAAGTTTATATAAATGGTGTTGTGACCACAAATTAAGACCAACCGATGTTAAAGATGAAGATTCTTTTATGTTAGATGAAGTATCGTATAAAGAGTTTGAGTTGTTCATAGAGGAAGCCAAGTCTAACTATAGACTTATATATGGAGAGCTTCCAAATAAACCTGAAAAGTATTTGGAGTATAAGATGTATGGGTTGGTCCCATATAACATATCTGACACTCAAAAAGGAATTCAATTTGACCACGCTAAAGATAATTATGTGGTCGAATACGGAACCGATGTAAGGTATAAGAGGTTTTTAGAAGAATGGAAAACGACTATTATACTAAATGGCGGTACTTCAAACGAAGGTCATACTATTAGACACGGTTTTAGGGATATAACTTATATTGGTACTATGCAAGAGCATTTAATTACCCTTAAAAATAATAACATTAAAGTATCTACATTTTATGAACCAGACCTTAACTCTATGTTAAGCGCCATTGTGTTCTTAGTGGATGAAAGAGTTTTTAATAAAAAACTTTACCCAGACTTTACCTTTGATGAATTACCTGAAAATGTAAGTAATCTAGAAGCTAGTAAATGGGAAATAGATAAAGTACATTCTTATCAAAAATGGGTGTCTCTAGTTGGAGGTGAAAGTAACGTCTTTTTAAGAGAGTTCCTTAAAGATATGAAATTAGCTTAAAAGTAAATATATGGAGAATAAAAACAAGAATAAAAAGGGTAGTTTTAAAAACCTTACTGATGAAGATAAGGATTACATTAGAA